CAGTCATACCTAAGAATCGTTTCATAGCAAAACGTTTGCTTAGATGCGGAATTTGAACAACTTGTGTAAATGTTGCTGCTCTGGCTGTGTCTAATTCACTTTGGCGATAAGCGGCAAAGTTTTGTGGTTGATTAAATTTAAGTTCGAACAATCCAGAATCGATGTTAATACCTTGGCTGTTTAACCAAAGTTTAAATTCTAGATCAAATGTTTCTACAATCATAGATTGTAGACGTTTGCAGTATTCGTTGAATCTTAATTCTTGGATGTAGGCTGTTCCGACTTTTCCGTCAGCCATTGTATTTGGCTGCTCGTCAATGGCCGTTGGAAGATATGAAGCAGGAATGCGAAGAGCCCTAAAAAGTTTGTTAGTAAAATAACGCAGATCTGTAATTTCGCCAAGGTTAGTGCCTCCAGGTAAAGTTTCTACTTTACTGCCACGACCTTCAGCAGTTTGTGGAAAGAAGTAATCTTCGTTTACACTTAGTGGATTATAACTAGCGTCTATGACATTTGCTCCACCGCCTGTGGCTGATGGAATACGTCTTTGTTGGATTTCGTTTTTAACACGTTCAACAAAGCTCATAGCCATATGCGCTGGCATATTTCCAACGTCTACATAGAAAATACGTCTTTCTGGAGCACGTTGTATACGATAGATAATGATAGCATCTTCAAGCAGTTCTTTCTGCTTGTAAACTTTGAATACTGATTCTAACAGTGAATTACCAAAAGGATAGTTATTGTCTAAACCTTCTGATAACGAAATATGTATAACATTTTTTGCATCAACTGCGATTTCGTTTTGAGCATTTTGGAATCTTGTTCCAGGTGTATTTGCTGTAGCACCTACCATGCCTCGACCAAATCCACCACCTGTGGTATAAGAACTTGTGCCGCTTGGAGATGTGTTTGCAGTTCCGTGCGGTGTTACTGCTATTAAGTCTTTGAAATTAAAGTTAATATCTTTTAATACATATTGCTCAGGAATTTTTCCTTCGCTTTCGTTTACAATAATTTTAGATACTTTGGCAGCATCAACAAATAGCCATTTTTTAGTTTGAGGATCTCGGACAAAGAAACAGTCTCCGTATTTGAATGCGTTTCTAACTATACGGAAAATCCTAGTTTCAAATTGGTTCTGCTTGCACCATTTTTGTAAACTGTCTTTGATAATTTTAACTTCTGTAGAAGTAGGCTGTCCTCTAAATCCAATATGAAATGGAGTAAAGTTTTCTTTGTCTTTTTGTGTGCAAAACTCTGCTAGGATATCTAGAGCAGCATTAACTTCGCTGTCCATATCCATTGTATCGTATTGCATATAACGCTCAACACGATTTGGAGCTCCTGCATAAACATCTGGTAAAAACGAACTGTAATTAGCTCGTGCGGGTCCTGGTCGACCTCTGCTACCAATCGGGCTTACCGATTTGGCATTGTCAATGTTAACAGGAGTAAAGTATTTTTTCCAACTCATTTTTATATTATCACTTAGACAGCGGCATATACATCACCAGAGAAGCTCTGCTGAACAGATAGCTGTTTCTCATTGACTTCGTGAACACCTTTATTGATTTTGATAAGCTGATCCATCTTAGTATTTAAGCTAGCCAACAATGTTTCAGCACTTTCTTGAGTAGCTGGTGCTTGCCTTGGATTCTGAGGTCCAGCAGAATTATTTTGGTTGCCTCTTGCTCTATCTTCTTCTGCTTTCTTGAATGCTGCATCTTTAGCTTCAGCTTCTTTCCTTTTGGTTTCGGCCTGATTAACTACTTCTCTTCTAGCACCTTCTGCACTTTCTGCAGCTGGTTTTTCTGGTTCTTTGATAAACGCACTCTTTTGTTGTTTAGCATAACCCAACAACATCTGTGTAGGATCTTCGAGGTTTAATTCTTCTTCTTTTAACTCAGCTGCTTTATCTCTGGCTTTTTGTTCTCTTTCGTTGGCTCCGGCTAATCCGCCAGCACCTTTATTTTTTAGATCAACAATCTTTTGATCTATTTTTGCTGCGGCTGCTTTACGCTCTTGAGCTTTGTTTTCAGAAGAACGTTCAGCAGCTTTGACTTCTCTTTCTTTATCTCTGTCTTTTTCTCTTTGATCTAATTCTTTACGAGTTTGATCTCGAAGTTCTTGACGTTTTTTAGCTTCCTCTTCTGATATGCCTCCTAGAGCATTGGGAATCATTACCAATAAACCATCCATCCAATCTTGTAGTGTTAACCACAATCTTGAAAGATTATCTTTAACTGCTTCTATAGCTGTATTAAATGACCAACCAGATTTATAGAGATATGTAAACAGTGCAACTAGAGCAACAATAGGTGCAACGAATGCGAGTATTGGTGCTGCTGCTGCCCAGGCTGCTCCAGCAAGGCCAGCGAGTCCTAAGTTTGAAGCGATAGTAAGTCCAGTTCTTATTAATTCTAATCCATTCATGATCGCTACATAGCCTGCATAGGCTACCAGTGCTGTTCCTAAAGCTAACAATATAGGCTGCAGATTATCAGCAATGAATGTATACATCTTTTCAAATACAGGATAGACATAGTCCATAATGACGCCGCCGATGGTCTGTAGTGCAGGCCATACATACGTTTGAATTACATCTCCCACAGCCTGGAGAGCTGGCCACACATCTACCATTATTATCGCAGCAAGGTCTAGGAATATAGGATATAGTGTATCTCTAATAAATGTAGAAACTTCTTCAAACACTGGTTTTAGAGTATCTAATAAAAATGTTCCTACCTCTGTTACTACTGCTGAAAATATATGGAATGCTGGAACTACCCAATTCATTACAAGGTCAGCTGCAACCTGGAACGCTTTTAATAATAAATCAAGTATACCGCTGTTAGCCAGTGCCATTTGAAAACTGTTACTAAATGCCGCAAGATTCTGTTTGGCTTTTTCCATGGCCGCGGCTTGTGCCGCCTGTGCTTTTTCTTGTTCTGTCAGTGCTTTTTCTTTTCCGTTGATATCACGCTTGGCTAATTCAGCAAGACCAATATAAGTGTTACCAAATTGTTGAGTATTATATAGAGCCTGTGTTCTAGCTTCTTCTGATCCTGCTGCTATTTTTGCTTCTGCAATAGCACCTTTATAGGCATTGTCGTAGGCTGCTTGAGAAACTTTTCCACCGCTCTTGATAATGTTACCCATTCTCATAACTTCTTGAGCAGTTCCTCCCATTTGTTGGTTAAACATAATGGCAGCATCAGAAGTAATGTTACCTGTAGCAATCATGTCTTTGACTGCTTCTTGTTGTTCCTTAGGGAACTGACTGATGAAGTTGTTCATCATTTTTTGTTGATCAGCATCAAGGTTAGCAATCGCAGCACGGAACTGTGCGTCTTTCATTCTTGCTTCTTGTTCTTTTTGTATCTCTGCTCTATTCTGACCAGTGATCTTTGCCAATGCATCTAATTCTTTGAGATATTGACCAGCACCTTGTGCTAGTTCTCTTGTAGACTTTCCTTGTAATGCTCCGTTGGCTCCATATATTTTCATATAGGTAGCCATACCTTGATTGACCTGTTCTGTGGTCATACCGAGACCGTAAAGCTGTGCTCCAATTCCACTGTTGCGGATTTCTTTGGCAGCTCCTGCGAATCGTTTAGCACCTTCTTCAGTGGTGCCGCCTAATGTCATTAATGCTTCACTGTTTTGTGCTATTAGTGAACCAAACTTATCCATGGTCATACCAGCTGCACTAGACGCTGCTGCAAAGTTATTAAGACTATTTCCAAAAGTTGCACCGCCAGCTGTAGCTGATTGGTATGATGCTAATGTTTTATCAGCCGCTGCTGCCACTGCGGCAAATACTGTGCCTAGAACTGGTATTCCAGAAAATACAGAAGCAGCACCAGAAAAGCTATCTCCAACGTTGGCAAATTTCTGTATTAGCTGTGCGCTCTGCTCACCTAAGGCAAAAAATCCACCAGTTAATTGTTGAACTGGTCGAATAGCAGCACCTACGGCTTTGCCTAATCCAAAAAGACTAGGTGCAGTTTTTCCACCACCACCTTCTTTATCACCACCACCTTCTTTACCGCCACCTTTGTTTTTTTCATCGAGACCAGGTTTGCCGCCTTTTTTATAGCCGCCGCCTGCGCCATCGTTGATAGCTTTTAGAATATCTCTGAGTGTAGCTTCTGTGGCCGCATTTTTGGCTTCAACAACACCAACACCTGGAATATCGATCATTACACCGGCCATATTTTATTTTTTCCCCAGAAAAATGCGCATATAAATATAAGACGCTAATTGTATTTATTGGAGAAAAAATGAGTGATTTATTAAATCAGCAATCAGGAGCAAAGAAAAATCCGCTAGCTGGATGGTTTAGACAACCTAAGATCTATGTGAAACTGCCTTCTAACGGTGAGTTCTACCCGGCAGGCGCATTAGATGTCAGCACTACAGGAGAGTATCCGGTATATGCAATGACAGCT